ATGAATGCTGCTAAAGCAAGGCAACTTGAATTTGCTGATAAGGATGCTGCTTTAGGTCAGTTCGCACAAATCAAGTATAATCATGCTTTAACAATACACAAGAGTTAACACCATGGCTCTTATAAAACCTATTTAATTGCTGGAATATCCTAAAGCTCTGTAAACTACAATAATCCTGAAAAGAGATTATGAATGTTTGACAATTACAGAGATGTCTAATGGACAATCAGCAGCCAAGACTCTAAGCAGAAATGTATGAGTAAGGTTCAGAGACTATCGAAATCACATAATTTATTATGGAAGAGAGTAGAGTACATTTACATATTGTAAGTGGAAAAGGTAGGGTATTTTAGTTACAGTTCATAAATATAGTTTATATTTGTGTACAGTAACAATTATTACATTATGGAAAATATACCATTAGGGTTTATATATTATCTTCAGAATCCAAAAACAGGAGAAATATTTTATGTTGGTGCTACAGAATCATCCTTAAAAAATAGACTAAGAACTCATTATCAACATCTTAGTGAATATGTAAAAGGTATTAGAAAGCATAACAACAGATATGAATATTTATTAAACATGAAGCCGTTGAAAGCAACTGTCCATTTATTGGAAATAGTTACTGATGGTGAATTATGGAAAAGAGAAAAATATTATATAAAACATTTTAGAAAAATGAATCCTAAATTAACAAATATGACAGATGGTGGTAGAGGTAATTATACTCATAAATACTATTCTGAAGAGAAGAAACAAGAAATTGCACATAAGATCAGTAAGGCTAATAAGGGAAGAAAAAAGCCAGATGGATTTTCAGAACATCTTTCAAAAATAAGAAAAGGTGTTAATAATCCAGCAACTAAAGAAATAGTTGATTGGATTATTGCAGATGAAAAGTATCTTTTTAAATATGGTTTTGAAATAAATACTTTTATCAACAGTATACATGCTTATGGTAATGTATATAGAGGATTTAAAAGGATTAAGTCAAGAGTGTATAATCATAAATGGGAAAAGTTTAGTAATGTAAATAAGAAAATACAAGATATAGTCCAATCTAACTATGAAAGTAGAGAGTATTAATGCAGGGAAGTACGTACAAGAAGGTAATTATGAATGTGTCAGATATGGATAAGAATTGGCAGAAGGAAGAGAAAGAGAGATTATTTTACACAGCAATTACTAGAGCTAGTGAATTATTAATTTTATATAATATGTAATAAGAATGGCACTAAAAGAAACCCAGAGTATCAGAGCACAGTTATCATTTATTGGTGAACTGGAAATATATAGTAGAAAGAGTAAGATGGACTATTCTAAAATTATGATTGATTTAATTACTCATGATGATCAAAAGATATTTGGTGAGGTAAGGAATAGTAAAATTCCACTGATACAAGCATTTAAGAAGGGAGATATAGTTGATGTCGAATATATTTTTGCTGGTTCTGAGAAAAATGGAAAGAAGTATAATAATTTAATAGTAGTAAATTTAGAAAGAATATGAGCAAAAAAAACAATACTGATGAAGGTAAAAAAGTTGTCACTGAATTACTTGATAATCTTAAATCAGGTAAAGCAATAGTGTATAGTAAGACTGAAGAGCAGAAGGTAGAAAATGGTAAGCAAATGGAATTAGATCAAAAGAAATTATTTTTCAAAGCTATTATAATGCTCAATGCTACTCAAGATATATTGCAAGAAATAGAAAATTTGGGAGCTAATAAACATAGAGTAAAATTTGCTATGTTCAAAGCAATGGGAGAAATAACAAAGTCTATAGAAACAACCTTCCATTATGATGGAAAAGATGTAATTTTGTTTGTTGAACAAGCTAACTCTCAAATAACAAATTTTCTTAATGAATACACAAAAGAAATTAACTAAGTATATTTTAATGCCATGTGGTATAGGGATGGATGAATTACAAATGCAATATATAGCTTTACCAATATTAACACCTATTAATGTAAAATTATTGCCATTTAGTAAAAGTACTCCCCTTTATTCCCCTGGTTTCACACCTAATGCTAATAATAGAGTTTTAAAAGCAGATAGACAAACCCGTACAAAAGTAGATAATGAATAATTGGATTTACGATATAGAAATGTATCCTAACTTATTTTTAATTGGTGCTAAAATACCTGGAACAGATGTTAGAGTTAGATTTCAAGTAAGTCCTCTTGCTGATGATAGATCAGATTTAGCACAATGGCTACTCAATGATGTTGAAAAGATGATTGGATTTAATAATTTATCCTATGATTCACCTATGCTTTATAAATTAATACATCATTGTACTAATTGTTCTCCTTGGGAAGCTGTTGATAAATTATATCAATACTCACAATTTCTAATCAAAAAGACTAAATATCCACCAAATATTTGTCCTATTAGAACACAAATTGATTTATTCAAAATTAACCATTTTGATAATAAAGCTAGAATGACTAGTCTTAAATTGTTGGAATTTAATTTAAGACTAAAGAATCTTCAATCACTACCATATCCATTTGATAAAGTACTTACAAAAGAAGAAATATGGAGGGTTGTTGATTACAATGATAATGATGTTGATGCTACTGAACAAGTCTATTATGAGACTCTTTCTGAGATAAACTTGAGAGAAAAAATGTCACCTAAATATGGAATTGATTTTACTAATTTCAATTCTACCAAAATGGGTGAACATATTTTAATTAGCAAGATTACTGAGAAACTGGGTAAAGAAGTACTTTACAATAAAATAATAGACAATCATGGTGAAGAAAAGTGGGTAATTAGAAATACTAAAAGAAAGTTTATTGATCTTTCTGAAGTAGTATTTGATTACATAACTTTTGAAACAGCACCATTCCAAGCAATTTCAGCATGGTTTAAGTCAAGAATAATTCCTGAAGTCAAAGGAGTATTCTCAGAAATACCCTTTTCTGAGCTTGTAACTCTTGAGCCACATTATGAAGTCAAAGTCAAAAAGAAGACTCAGAAAGATCTTAATGTGGTGTACAGAGGGACAAAATATGTATTTGGTTCTGGAGGAATTCATGCTTGTGCACCTGCTGGTATTTACCAGGGAGGTAATGGGAAATTAATTAGAGATATTGACGTTGCATCATATTATCCTAACTTGTCTATTGAAAATGACTTTTATCCTGAACATATTGGACCAGAGTTTTGTGTAATATATAAAGATATGTATATTGAAAGACAAAATTATCCTAAATCTACTCATAAATCTGAGAATCTTATATTGAAGCTAGGATTAAATGGCAGTTTTGGAAAGTCAAACAGTAATATATTCTGCTTTGTATGATCCTAAATACACAATGTTAACTACTGTAAATGGTCAGTTACTATTATGTATGACTGCTGAACAGTTAATGGAAAGAGTACCTGGATGTGAAATACTTCAAGTAAATACTGATGGTCTTACTATCAGATTTGATGATTACTATGATAAATTAGTAAATAGCATATGTAGAGAATGGGAAAGAAAAACTAAGCTCAAACTTGAAGATGCTTATTATTCTAAAATGATAATTAAAGATGTAAATAATTATTTAGGCTTATTTAACGATGGTAAAGTAAAGAGAAAAGGAGCTGCTTTTATACATAAAATACAACCTGGAGAACTTGAATTACATAAGAATTTTTCACATCTTGTAATCCCAAAAGCTTTAGAAGCATATTTTATTTATAGTATTGATCCAGAGGAATTTATAAAAAATCACAATGATATTTATGACTTCTTTCTTAGAACTAAAATACCAAAAACTTCAAGATTAGAACTTAGAGATTATGATAATCATGGATTTGTTAGTTCTACAACTCTTGGACAAAATATATCAAGATATCTTGTTACAGGTAAATATACTTATGATAAGATTGAAAAAATGTATTCTAAACAAGGTGTTGGTATGACAATGATGAAAATTATGCCACCATTAGCTAAAAATCCAAATAAAGAAAGAGAAATTAATGTAGAAGCTGATTGGCTTTGTACAGTAGTAAATACACTACCAGATGATTTGAATACACTTAAACCACTAATTGATTATGATTATTATCTTAAAAAAATATATGACGTGATTTACACAATTGGAGGAAAACCAGAAACTAAATAATTAATGGCAAAAAAAGATGAAGAACCTTTCTTTTTCTTTACGGATAGTGATAATAAACATTTAATAGCATTTGAAGATGATATTATTACTGATGCAGAACAGTATTTTATAGATACATTTGAGGAAGAAGGTCTTATACCTGTAGCTAGATACTACAGAAATGATGAAGATTCTTATTTTGCAGAAATAGAAAAAACTGCTCCAGAACAATTTAAAGGAAAAAAAATAAAATGTTTAATTATACCTATTAGGTACACTAAAGTTTTTAAAACATGACTAACGAAGAAAGAAGTCAAATACAAGATAATATTGTTGATTCATTACCTGATCCAGCACATGGTATTTTGTTACTTGCTCCAAGGGTAGGTAAGACAAGAATTGCAGTTAACAATATAAAGAAAGAAAAACCAAAATCTATTCTTTATGTTACACCAACTACAAAACTGAGAGATGAGGATATTCCAAATGAATTTATTCTATGGAAAGCTAAAAGATATCTATCTAAAACAAAAATTATTTGTTATAGTTCTTTATCTAATGAAGAAGGACACTACGATAAAATTTATTTAGATGAGTATCAAGACCTTACACCAGGTAATGCACAGAAGTTATTAGATGGTAGATTAACATATGGTTCAATATTATGTTTATCTGGTACTGCTCCTGAACACAAGGAAAAACATGAAATTTATGATGCATTGAAATTGAAACCATTAGCTAATCTTGATATAGATGAAGCTGTAGGTAGAGGTATTATTGCTGACTATAAATTACATATTGTTGAAGTTACCATGGAAGATAAAAAAAAACTTTATCAAAGTGGTAGTAAAGCTAATCCTTTTATGCAGACTGAGAAAGCTAGATATGAGTATATAAGTAGAATGGCTGATAGACTAATGTTTGCTGGAAGTCCATCTGCAAAATGGAAAATTCTTGAAAGAATGAGACTTATCTATGATTCTAAAAGTAAAGAAGTAGCTATTAAATGGCTAATGGAAAATCTTGAAGGAAGAAAGATGATATTTACTGGAGGTATAGATCAAGCTGAAAGAGTAAGTAAATATACTTTTCATAGTAAAACTACTCTTGATGATATGCATAAATTTATTGAAGGTAGTATAGATGAAATAGCTTGTGTAAATGCTGGTGGAATTGGATATACTTATAGAAATGTTAATCATTTCATTATAGGTAAAGCTGATTCTGATAAAAAAGGTCTTACTACTCAGAAAATATGTAGATCATTATTAGAACAAGGAGATAATTATACTGCTCAAATTTGGATGGTAAAACTTCTTGACACTAAGGATGTAGTTTGGGTTGATAAAGTTCTTAAAAAGTTTGACTCTTCTAAAATAATCATACACAGATTTGATAATCTTAAAAATGGTTCAGAACAATTATGAAAGTATCTGATGAAATAATAGATGCCTTAAAAGAATGTAATATCCCCGTTAGAGATGCACTTCCATATTTAATTACCTTACATCTTGGTTACGAGATGCCAACATATATTCCAGAAAAGCTTGAAAGACAAATCAATGCTAGTGGAATTGTGAAGCCTGGAAAAGGCTCTGAAGGATTAATATGGCAAGTGCCTCTTTTTGAGGGAAATACTACAGACTTTGATTGGGTTTATGAATGGGTAGCATTATTTACTGCAAGAGATAAAAGTAAAGCAGGTAATGCTAGAATGGCTAAGGCTAGAATGAAAAAGTTCTTTGCTAGTAATCCTCAATTTAGAAAAGATGATGTATTCTTAGCTACTAAAATGTATATCAGAAGTGTGGATAATTCAAAATACATGATGCTTCCACATTATTTTATTCAAAAAGGTGCTGGTATAGATGCTAAACATGAATTGTTAGAATGGTGTGAAAGGTTAGAAAGAGCTAAAAAGTATGCTGAATTAAATGGTACATCTACTGGTGATAAATCAAATACTATGAGAACATGAATTTCATAAGAGAGTTTCAAAGAGGTCAAACAGGATCTAATAAGGGTCTTCCTATGGGAGAAGGATTAGAGCATATTGAACAATTAATTAATGGTGTTCAAGGAGCAATGATTTATTCTGTAGGAGCTGGATCAAAGGTGGGTAAAACTACTATGGTTGATTCTGGTTTTGTAATTGAACCTGTTCTGTATGCTCTTGAAAATGGAATTGAAATTGAAATAATTTATTTTTCTTATGAAATTGATAGAATAAGTAAAGAGTTTGATTATTCTTGTCATTTCTTGTATAGAGATCATGGTATAGACAGGGTTGTGTTACCTGAAGGTAAAAAGGTATTAGGTAAAAATTACGTTGAAATATCTTCAAATTATCTTAGAGGTAGAGTTAGATATGATTCTACAAAAGATGCCCAAGGTAAAAAAATAATGGGAGATATTGTACTAGTACCAGAGAATGTGATAATAGCATTACAAACAGTATATAGAGATAGAATTGAGCTATTATTTGGTAAGTATAATTATGATACTGGTGAATTAATTAGTCCTGGTATTATAAAATTCTATGAGGAAAGAGAAAACCCTACGGGTCTTAGAAATCATATTATGTCTTATGCTAAAAAGAATGGAAGATTTACATATTCAAATTATCAGACTATAGAGAAAGGTAAAACTGTCACTAAAACAAGAATGACAGGTTACTTACCCAATAATTCTAATAAATACACTTTTATAGTAACAGATCACCTTAGAAAGTTAAAAGGAGAAAGAGGTTTTCAAACTAAACAAATTGTAGATAAATTCGTAGAATACTCTGTTGAATTTAGAAATTGGTGTAAATTTACATTTATTCACATAATTCACCTTAATAGGTCTATTGCGGATGTTAAAAGATTACAATTTGCTGGAGATAATATTTATCCTACAGGAGATGATTTTAAAGATACTGGTAATTTATCAGAAGAATCTGATTTTGTTTTTACTATGATGAATCCTAATGATGGTAAATATAATCTTGATCAACACTTTGGACTTATACTTAGAGCTGGAGATGGTTCATTACTACATCCACAACTTAGAACAATTCATTTAGTAGAAAGTAGACATTGTTCTTTTCCTGAACATTTTAGAGTAAATATGAGAGGTAATATCAAAACTTTTGAAAGATTAAAAGTTACTGAACCTATCAATTATGAAAATCAAGTATAAACCCCTTAATTAAATAATAAATGGCAATAACAATTTGCGTAATTGGAGAATCAGGTACTGGTAAAAGTACTTCAACTGGAAGAATTCCAGAACTTGATATAGAAGGACTTGATCCTAAAGTAACTGCTTTTATAAATGTAATGGATAAGCCATTACCTTTTCGTGGATCTAAAAAATCTTATGGTACTAAGATATCAGAAGGTGGTAACTATGCTGCTGTAACTGATGGAATAGATATGTTAGAGTTATTACAACATATAAATGATACAAGACCAGACATCAAAAATGTAGTGATTGATGACTTTCAATTCATTATGGCTGATGAATTCATGAAAAAAGCAATGATCAAAAGCTATGATAAATTTAATGAAATTGGAAAGCATGCTTACGATGTAATTACTTATGGCAAAAACAT